GTGTATTCAGAATGCAGCCACGCTTGACGCTGCATGTAGAGCGTGGCGATGTTCACGCATTCCTCGACTTGGCTGTAGCCATAGATCGAGGAGGGGTGAGGCCGGCGAATGTAGTAGGCGAGTTGGTCTTGGCGGTAGCCATTGATCGGATCACCGTTCTCGTCGACCTCTTCAGCGACGAACTCGCCGCGAGGGAAGCCGTAAAGGATCTGCTGATAGGCAGGGGCTGGCGGTCGAGGGATGAAGCCTTGGTTGTCGAGCAGGATCTTGATCGTCGAGGTGTCGATCGTCGAGAGCGACATCAGTTCCCCACCGAGGTTGTACTGAGGGTAGATCACGATGCCGTCATAGACGAGATGGCTGTAGATGATGTCGGTCAGCCATTGCGAGAAGGTGAAGCCCATCCGCTTGTCTGGGTACTCGAAGAACTCCTGCACGCGCTGAAGTTCTTCGCCATACTTGTCGCGAGCGAGTTGGCTGGCCTTGGCGGTATTCGTGACGCCGGTCTCAGCCATGATCTGTTGCAGAATCATTGGCGAGAAACCCCACGACCAGTTCAGACCCACGATGGCGTCTTGAACGATCTGGATGCATCGCTGCACGACATCGACATCGTCGGCCAGACCCTTCAAGACTGACCATGGCAGTCGCCGGTCGATGAGTTGAAGGTTGGCAGCGACGAGGTATTGCGTGCGCCGAGGCATGGCCCGACCGTCTGAGCCAAGTTGGTCGAGAGGATCTGGGATGAGTGGGTAGCCGGGACCGAAGAGCGAGTTGAAGTTGCTCTCGCCACGAGGCAACGGGTTGAACGCACCGCCGTAGCCGCCAGTCTGGTCGAATGGAGCAGAGGGGTTGGGCGTGCCGCGAGGAGCGACGTTGTAGGTCGCCCCGCTCGCAGCCTGAGACTGAGCAGCAGCCTGAGCGAGCATCGGCGTCATCGCCTTCTCGATCGCCATGTCGATTTGAGCCTGCTTGCGTTCGCGTCGCTTCGTGAGGATTGGGACTGCCATAGTTGGTTCCCTCCTCGGGTCCAGTCGTTGAGATCGAGATTGCAGAACGGCCAGACCAGCACCGATCGCTCGGTCTAGGTCTGGTCGTCTGCGCGCCCCATTGTTTCACGTCGAGAGGCCGGTAAGGGCTCTGCCTCTGACAACTCGAGAGCGACTCGAGAACTATCTGTTGAATGGACTCCATTGCTGGGGACCATGCTGACGAATCAAGTCCATCACGATTTGATTCTGAGGGTTCGGTGCGTTGATTCGGGCAATGCCCCCGGAGGTCAAGCCGAACGGCTCCTGAGCGATTAGAGGGGCGTCTGAAGGCACGCTGGCGATTAGTTCAGCCCCGCACTTCGAGCAGTTCATCGATTCGGGCGGATTCGGCTGCCCACATTCGTTGCATGGAGGGGCGAGCGATTCGAGCCATTGCTTGCCACCACCGAAGTTGGTCAGGCCAAGTTCGACGATTCCCCAGACGAGAGCGTCGAGGCGGTCGGGTGACTCGCCAGAATCGACAGTCCATGAGGTCAACTGATCTTCAAGAACGGGGAATGCACCGACGTGGTGTATTCGACCCTGTTCGTAGAGAGCAGCGACGGGTTCGGCACGAGTGCGCTTGCCCTGTCGAGCGTGAACTCGTTTGATCGGTGCGCTCGGGAACACGGTACGAATGACCGCCTCGACCATCTCGCCGCCCTGATTACCTTCAGCGACGATTCGATCAGCGCCCCACTTGTCGAAGAGATCCTTCACGATCCTTGCCCACGCGTCGGTCGAATACTTCCCTGACCGATCGTCGAGGACGTAGCCATGCTTGTTGCAGTTGCCGACTCGGCAAGTGATCGAGGCATGAGGCAGTTCAATGTGCGGGCCGGCAGCGACCACGATGATCCCGGTCTCGTCTGCATTGTCGCCAGAAGTGGTTGCCGGGTCGACAGCGATGACCACCCGGCGCATCTGATTGAGCGAGATCTCCATCAGGCGAGATCCACGCGCAGGCTATCGATCGTGTCGAGTTCCCAGAGAGCGCCGTCGACATCAGTCAAGAGTTCTCCCATGAGTTCCTGCCTTCCGATTCGAGTGCCTTCATAGTTCGAGACAACCTGCTCTCTGAACGATGCCGCGAGATTCTTCAAGTTGGCGTAGGTCGTGTCTGTCGTGATGGCGGTCGACTTGCGCTCCATGACCTCTCGAATCAGCCTGACTCGCTTCGGCGTCGTCGTGACGAAGCACTGCGGGTTCTCGCCCAGACGAAGTCCGAGCATCAGGTTGTTCCATGAGGTATCGAGCACGTCGCCCTTGCGGGCATCGAACCACGCTGCGGTCTCATCACACCATGCGGCGTCATGCTGAGGACCACGCAACTGAGCAGGGGCGGCCGCCGAATAGGTGAACGCCTGAGCCCCGTTGGGCCAGATCAGTCGACGCTTGGTCGGCTCGTGCATTGGTCGCTCGTGGGGATCTGAGCAAGCCATGATCCCGGAGTCGCCGTAGATCATCACATCACGGGCATCGGCAGGTGTTCGGGCGATGAGAGCGATGCGCTTCTTACCCTGATTCCAGACCTGATCGAGCACCCATTCGGCGCCTGCTCTGGTCTTGCCGGTGCCTCGACCCCCAGAGAAGAGCCAGACGAGCCAGTCACCCTCGGGAGGTCGCTGCGATGGTCGAGCGTGTCGACAAGCGAAGGTGTGCGGTCCTTCTAGGGGATGCTCGCACCAGTGGAAGCCGCCTTCATGAGGCTCGCCATCGCACATGGGGTCTGGGCACCACCACCTACGCTGAGGTCCATTCGGCGTCAATAACTTCGCCTTCACCGCTTCCAAGAGCGGCGATGAATGCATCCTTGAACTCATCGAGTCTGTTGTCATCGAGTCCGATCGCCTTCAATGCTGCCATCTGCGCTTCGAGCATGATGGTCGAGTCACGCTCGACATCGTAGACGACAACCTCGCTATGAGTAACGACAGGGGCGTTGAGGCCGAGCAGCCTCGCTCGTTGGGCTTGGCACTTCAAGATCCCGGCAGCGGCATCCATTCGAGGGGTCTCGTCGAGGACGGGCTCGCCGTCATCATCCTTCACAACCTTGCCGGTGTTGCCGACCTTCAAGTGAGTTCGCCCGAGGACGGTGTGGTAGTAGCGTTCGAGCCGGTCGATCTTCAAGAGTTCGATCTGGCGAATCGAGGCTGCCCCTTCAGTGGGGATGTCTCGAATCGCTCGCTGAACTGCTTGATGAGCGGCCTGCTTCGTGACGGCTAGGGCATCGCCGATCTGTTGGAACGTGTAGCCCATCGATCGCATGTCGGCAGCCTGCTGATCGCGAGCGATCTGCTCTGGCGTTCGCATGAAGTCGCCGTTCGGCGCATGAGGAGTTACTCGTGTCAAGGCGCTCATGGAGTCAATCAGGGACCGAAGTAAGTCGTCGGTCGACCGGGCCAGCCCTTGAAGTTCTTGATGGCCTTCACGATGATCTTGAAGATCTCGATCACGCCACGGAACGGGCCGGCGATCTTGTGGTTCTCTGCCTCAGCGTATGCGTCAGCGATTCCTTCTGAGTAGCGCGGCATGGTCAGTTCCCGATCTCGTGAAGCGACATGAACTCTGCCCGAACGGTGCCGTCTGACTTCATCTTGCCCCGCAGAGCAGAAGTAGTCATCATGCCACCCGCCTTGCGAATGCCTCGCAGACTCATGCATGAGTGATGCCCAGAGATCACAACGCCGACGCCCTTTGGATCAAGGGCTTCCACGATCGCATCAGCGATCTGGTCGGTGAGGCGCTCTTGGACTTGGAGCCGGCGAGAGAATGCTTCGACGACTCTGGCTAACTTCGAGAGGCCGACGATGCGGCCATTCGGGATGTAGCCGACGGTGGCGACGCCACTGAAGGGAAGCATGTGATGCTCGCAGAGCGAGTCGAAGTGAATGTTCGAGAGGACGACCATCTGGTCGACATCTTCATCGAAGGTCACGGCGAGATCCTTGAGCGGGTCAATGGCGTAGCCACTGGTCATCTCTCGGAACGCCTTGACGACTCGCTTGGGCGTGTCGACCAAGCCTTCTCGAGTTGGGTCCTCGCCGATGTGCTCGATGATGCGAACGATCGCATCCTCTGGCCCGCTGCTGTCGGCCTCCCATGGGAACACGAGCCAGCCATCGTGAACGATCGCTTGAGGCGCGTATGCCAGAGGACTCGCCGGCTTACGGAAGAGAGCATCGAACTGGTCAGGGTCGAACTGCTCGGCAGTCTTGCCCGAGTCGACCAGATCGTCGACGATGAGCGTGTTCTCGTCTGGGGCGTCAACGATGGGCAGACCGAGGAGGCCGGCCACCATGACTGCCGGGACACAGCCGCCACGCGGGATGCCGTAGACGCTGGTCCATCGGCGATTCTCGTGACGAAGAGCAAGGGCTTCGGCAGCCGCTTCGCAGTCCCACCACGCTAGGTAGATCAGTTCCCTACTTGCCACGGGTGTCTCCCCAGATCGAGACGTGCAGGCGGCCGCTGATGTTCCAGCCTCGGGCGATGGCGCCGTCAGCGACGAGCGCAAGATGTTGAGCGACTGCGTCTGGGGTCTTGCCTTCAGGCATGATCCAGATCGAGTCGGCGTCGAGGTTCAACTTGTCGGCGAAGCCTGCGACCTCTTCGAGATCTGCTTCGCTCTCACACACGAACTTGAAGATCGCCCCGGCATCTCGGAAGAGAGCCAGAGCGTCGAAGTTGATGCGAAGTTCGAACGGGTCGCCAGAATGAGCCAACTTCGGACTGACGTTCCATTGGATCTCAGGGTTCGGCAGAGGCTTGCGGGTCCCATTGGTC